TTACCAGTCCATCTTCTACCATTTTTACTACTTGGGACTGAGCCCGGTATGAACCATTTCATTTTTTTATCTGTTTAAAATTTCTTTAAGTAAAGGCTTTAATGTTTGATGTACAATATCAAAACCATGTTCACGCATAGAATCACTAATGTCTTTAGATAAAGGCAATGCAAAACCATCCAGATTATATAAGGTTTTATACTTATCAATTGCTAGACTACCTGCAGCATCATTATCAAAGAATGTGACTACCTTTTTATATTTCTTTTTTAGGTGCTCAATAACATGGGGTTTTATTATTGTATTCTCACTTTCTGGTGCTAATACTTCAATGTTATAACCAATACTTTTAAGGCACAGGGCATCTTTTAATGATGAACAAATTACTAAATAAGGTTCAGTGTAAGTTAATTGATCAAATCCTTGAAGATATGATTTTACTTTGTGGAATTTGTGTTTACTTGATGGTTGATATATTTTATACAACTCACCACTTTTATCAAAATATCCATAAATAGAATGTCCTTCAATCTTTAATTTCTTTACTTCATCTTCTTCTTGTTTAATTAAATTGTAATACTCAATTGGTTTTACATTATATTCTTTTAGTAGGTTAGAACCTATCCTAAAGTTTAACCAATATCTACCATCATTTTCAGTCCATTGTCTTGTGTTAACAAAATCAATTTCCCATTTTGCATGAACTTTAAAAGATACTTGCTCAAAATCAGTTGTTTTAACATAAGAGTTGTAATCCTCTACTATTTTTCTAACAGCATCTCTATATTCTAAATCAAACATGAGTTTAACTAAGTCTATTTTGTTACCATTTTTACCAGTTGAAAAGTCCTTGAATTTATATACATTCATAGATTTATCTACATATATACAAAAGCTTGGAGTTTTATCATTAGGATTAAAGATTGATTTAATCTTTACATCCTGACCTGTTAAGGGTTCTGATAAATTTAAATAATATTGAAATACCCAATAGCTTGGAATATCTGTTTCTTCTAATACTAAATTTTTTGTGTTAAACATATTAAGAATATAAAAAAAAATGGGACTGACATATTTCAGCCAGTCCCATTTTAGTTAGTTATTATAAATCAAAATCCTCACCAGAAGCAGATGAACTAGGTTCAAACTGATTTGTTGTTGGTGAATTTTTCTTCTCTATTTTTCTTAGGTGATTAGGATTATTGCTATCAAAAATCAATAATTTTGATTTTTCAACATTCAATGCTTCTACTGGTACACCTTCTTTACTGATTTTAGGTAAATAAAGATCATTATTTATATAACCTTCAGTATTTTCCCACTCACGTGCACCAAGACACATGTTTACATATGTTGGACCTGATAACAATTTATCACATTTTAACATCCAATCTTCAATTGTGCTAGCTTGAATAGCATCTAATCCAGCTCTTTTATCTAAAGCTTCAGCTAAAAATATCATTGCTTTCATAACTTCAGTATCTCTACTGATTTCTTTTCCACTTGGTAATGTAGTGTCTTTGTATGGATACGGTGAATATCTCACTCTTCCTACTTGTCCTTCATAACGTGCACCATCAGATTTGTTCATATCCTTCAAAAATCCTTGAAAATCTCCTGTTACTGGCTCTGATTCTATATGCAACATAATGTTGTATGCATTAGCATCATAAGGAGTTTTATCAAAACTGATTGAATTAATTTTTACTTTGTGATTTCCTGTTCCAATTACTGGTTTTTCTTTGCCTGAAGCGGCTGACATGTCTTTAGTACTTAACATAATTTTTTCTTTTAATTAATTAATTTTTGTTTATTATTCTTCATATTTCTTAATGCAATCCTTTACAAACTGCAGGTTGTTTGGGATGAAGTTTTCCTCAAACATTCCTTGGGGTGATTTACATGTGTTCTCTCCACTGTTTTGTGTTTCAAAACCATAGGTGAGTTCACCATCATCATTTTTACTAACTTTACCAAATAAAACAATTGAAAATAGGCCTTCCAATGTCAATGCATTATCAATCATTTTACCAATTGTTTTTGCCTTGATTTTTCTATTCCCATTAATATCAGTTGAATCTTCTGAATGAGTCAAAAAGAATACAGTAAGATCATCTCTCAAATCTTTAGGTAGTTTAGCTACTTGAGCTAAGTTTGCTGCAATTTGAGTAAATTTCTCATAACCCTTTTCATTTGCTCTATCAAAATATTCAAAAGAACTCATATACTGCCAGTCATCTACAACCAAAGTCTTGATGTGTGGCATTTTTTCATTAACATGCATAATTGCTTTAATAACTCCTGCTGCAGAAGATGATGATGCTAAATTACCTTTTGGATTATCTTTTGAAATTGATGCATACATTCCTTTCCAACCTTTAAAAGGTAGTGGTTTGTTTGCAATGTTAATTACAAAAGTTTCATCAGGATTTAGATGTCTGATTGCTGTTGATTTGCCTGTACCTGAGTCAGCAATGATTAATACACTTTGTGCCATATTTATTTATAATTTTTATTAAGGATACTGTTTAATGTTAATTGAATTGTCTTAAGTGTTTTATTGATTTCAACTAAAGCATCAACTAAACCTGGTGTTTCTTTGTCATCTGGATCTGGTATATCTGGATTTGCAAAGTCATGGATTAATTTACCTCTACTTGTTACATCATTTATAATCTTTAATTCATTAACTGGGATTATGTGTCTAATAAATCCAGTACTTGATTCAATTAATTCATACTCTTCTTTCCAATGAGGATTGTGTTTATGAAGATATAGAGTTCTTTTTGGATCTTCTGTATCATAACCTATACTTACAAATTCAGTATAGATATCTTCATTCTTTTCAAATTCACTTGGGAAGAAACTAACATATAGTTCATCTTTTCCAGTTGGCCTGTATGCCATCTTAGGTATGTATAATGCATTGATTAGTCCATTAGTTTGGAAGTAATCTTCATGCTCTTCTCTTAAGGCGTTAACCTTGGTCTTACGTTCTTCTGGTGTTATTGCCATTTCATTTGTTTTATTTGTTTTATTTAAATTTTTAGTACTTATCATGATTTTATAATATTACTGTTATCTTTTTTCTTGAAGTCCTGGTGTTTCCATCTCTTCAATTTGCATTGATGCAAACTTAGCTTTAAAGAAACTCATTCCAGTATCACCATTTCTTGCTTTAAGAAAATGTAATACTATGGTTTTGTCATCTTCAATGATAAATCTATCAGGACCATAAAATCTAATCTTTTGTTTTGCTGGTCTGTTAATACCAATTAAAGTATCAGCATGTTGTAACATTGCATCTGAACCAAATATGTCTGACTCAAGAATATAATTGCCATACTTACCATCTATTGCTCTTTCAGGATTATCAATATTCCTATTAAGTTGAGATAAAGCAATAAATAAACAAGGATAGTCACGTTTACATTGTGTAAAGAACTCACCCAATTCAAATAACATATCTAATGTATTGTTTTGATAAGGTGCTCTTTTAACTAACATAGTGTGATCCAAAGTAATTATTGTTTTTATTCCCTTGTGTTGATTCATGTACATATCAATTTGCTCACGCATTTGATTTACAGTCATAGGAGTACTAATAATATCTACAGGATGCTTTATTCTTTCTTTAGCATATTGATGACAAGTATTAAGTGTGTCAGCAGTAATTAAACTTCCTGCACTACATAACTGTTTATAAGTTTTGCCAGTTACTGAAGAAAATTCTCTAATTGCTGAGGTTCTACCAACCATCTCATATTGAAACTCTAATACTCTAAATGAGTCATTAGGATTTAATATAAAAGATTCTCTAATAATTTGATCTTTGATTAATGTTTTACCTGAACCAGGTCTTCCACCAATAACAGTTAATGTATTCCACTCTAAACCATCAGTTGTAGCTTCATTAAATTTTGGCCATGGTGTATATATAGACTTCTCCTCACCGGTTTGTCTTTTGTACATATATTTCAATGCATCATTAAAGGCAGCATATTGTCCTATCCAGGATTCTGTTGGTTTACTCATAGTTCAATTTTAGTATTCATTAAATCTTCAAGATCACTCCAACATAAATTAACTTCATGCTGACAAGAAGAACCTTCTTCAATTTCACTAATGCATAGTTCTAATAATTCAACTACTTCATCTTTAAAATGAGGATGTTTTTTAATTACTTCATCACCAAATGCTTGTAATTCTTCAATTACTGGATTTTTATAATTCATAATATAGTTTTACTAATAAGAACCCTAAAATACTGAAATAGATTATTCCTATTAAAATTATTGGTTTTTTCATATTACATTTTCTTTAAAATGTTTATACTCTGTTTCTATACCATCTCTAATCATATCACAGTAATCTGCTAATGTAGATGATTTTACTCTGTGCTTATCTTGTTTGCATATAAAATATTGACTAGTTTGCATATACATGTATTGTGCATCTCTATATTCATTTACATACATTTTAGTAGCTTTTATAACTTGTTCCCAAGTATAATCATATGTTTCAAATAACCATCTGAATGATTCACATAGCATCTTTACATTTACCCTGGCTGGTTTGCCACTGGGTAGTTTTATATTAGGAAACACTTCTCTATAGGTATTTATTTTATCTACAAAATCTTTACCCATTAATTGGGCATCAGTTTTCTTTTTTGCTTTTGTAAAATAATTATCTAAATGTACCATCAAGCTTTTAGCTTCAGCACTCATTGTATATTTATCATTATCCAAGATTAAAAAGCCTAATTTTTCTAGTGCTAATTTATCATCATTTGTAATTTGAGGTAAAGATACTCCTTCCTTTATTCCAAATAATAATAGTACTTGATTTGGTGTTAAATTGTTTTTCAGCATTATCTGAAATAGTTCCCACATATTGTTTGGTTTTAATTATAAGTGTTTGATTATCAGATATATGATTAAAAAGGTGAATAACAAAAATAAACAAAATTTACCATATAATCAAACTTTTATCTTGTTTTTTTAATTCTAAATTTGCTTTATTAAACACATCATTATGGTCCCATTCTCCACCTTTATATGCAGCTGATGCTGGGTGTGAACATTTAAGTACTTTACAATCAGATATAATCATCTCCCATTCTTCAGCTTTTTTCCCCATTAATATGAAGATTGTATCTTTTTTATGTTTGTTAATAGTATTAAATACATAATATGAAAACAGTTTCCATAACTGGTAATGTGAACCTATTTTATTAACTTCAACAGTTAATGCTGTATTCAATAACAATACACCTTGATTAGCCCAACATCTTAAATCTGTATGATCTCTTCCTATGGCTTTATTTATATACTGCAAAGACTTTTCAGCTTTACCTTTTTTAGAGCAACTAAATGCTAAACCATCTGCTGATCCTAATTGAGGATATGGATCTTGACCCACTATAACAACTTTAAGATCATTATATGAACATTCTTTGAATGCATTGAATACATCTTTAAATGGTGGGGTAAATCTAAGGCCATTATTTACAGACTTTTCTAAAAAATTATATACAGTATCATATACTCCATTATCTATAAAAGGATTAAATACTAAATCCCATCCAGATGTTTCTGAATCAGCTTTTATCTGATTTTTAAATTTATTTATATTAGATTCCATTTTATTTGTTTTAATTTGTATATTTGTCAATAAATACCTTTAATATGAGTGAAGAAAATCAATTGCAAACCTTTGATACATATGATTTTAGTGATAACATTAAAAACATAGAAGTATCAACAGCCTACATACCAGGGCTTCAAAGAATTTTAACTGACTTGCTTATGAATTTTTCAGCTGGTACTGAAAAACTTCCTGAGATGTTTAAGAAATTTGAACAAAACATTGATAAAAATGAAGAAGATAAAGTCAACTTAGGTCTTAATAAAGAAGAATCTGACATTTATACATTATTTTCACTTTTACAATTATTCAAATATCTTGCAAATGAACAAGGTTTAGCTAAAAAAACAGAAACTACAGCTACTGTTGAAGAGTTAAAAGAACTTGCCTTAATGATGCAAAGAGATGAAGATGTAACTGACAAACTTAAAGAAATTCAAGATAAAATAAGGATTGTAAACTAATTATCTTAGTTGCATTCCACTAAAGTCTCCAATTTCTATACATGCTTGTATAGCTAAGTTTAATTCATTTTTGTCACACTGACCAAAAGACTTGCAGTATTCTTCTTTATTTTTTGTAAAGCAGAGTCCTGCTTTTCTTTTTACCACTAGTTTAGCTTCTTCAAACGTATATCCTATTTCTTGAGCTATTTCTCTAATCATTGCATGCAGTCTAGCTAACTGAGGATTACTTCCTTTGTCACCACTTACACCAATAAATATTTCTAATTGTGCTCCTTCAGGTAAATCATTCAAAAATTTTTGATATTTATTACCTACAGCTTTGATTGGAAAATCCAATGCACCATTTTTTACAGTGCATTGGATAAATAAACTATCTTTCATTTCAATATCATTGTTAATGAATAACCCTCTTGTTCATCTCCTGGGTCTGATACTATAATTATTGTTTCTTCCATTACTTAAATCTTAAAGATGGACCAACATAAATAAACTCTTGTGCACATGCTTCACATACAGCTTCTTTTATATTTCCATGAAGTGTAGTATTAAAACAATTGGGGCAACGTGCATTTTCCAAGTAACTAAATTCTTCACAAGATTGTCTAGCTAATTCTTCAATATGAGAATCAAGTGTTTGATTTTTTTCTATTCCATCATTTTTTGGTTTTTTAAGATTGTTTTGAGATCTTTCATATTCTCTCCATTCATAAATTTTTAAATCATTCATTTTTTCTAGGTCTGCTATGGTAGCTTCATGTGGTACTTGTCCATCATTTGCCTCTAATAACTGACAATATAATTCTTTCATTCTTCCCATAATATTTTTTATTTTTTAAACATACATTTCATATTCATCATAAATTTCTACAGCCTTTTTATCTAATGGTGCAAATCTTTCAGCTCTATAGCCAATCCAATGTAAACCAAACTGAGTACGGCCTTCATTAACAACACCATCAATAATATAAACTTTTTGTTCCATAGCATTAACATATTGTTTAATAACTTTATACTCTGCACCTTCTGTAACTGATGCTCCTTGTGGAAGTTTTTTATCATCTATACAAACTACTTTCATAATATTTAAGATTTATTAAGTTTAAAGATAATCATCATCTCCATCATCTTCTGAAAAAACAGTACCACTTCCCTGGCAATCATCACAAGTTGTTGTTATATAACAACCACCGCAACATTCATTACTATAGTTATGACAATTTCTTTCTTCTAATGTACCTTCTCCATCACAATTTGAGCATTTCATTTACTTAAAGGGTTATAGTATTTAATTTTCTTTGAATCAAAGTCTTTTAAAGCTGTTTGTACCCATAATTCATCTTGAGTATTTTTATAACATAAGATATGGCATGTTGCTTTTTCTGTTGGATTTAACCTTAATAGTCTTCCAATTCTTTGAGCACTTTTTCTTTCATTACCATATGCATGCATAATAATACCTTGTCTTAAATTAGGTATAGTAACACCTTCACTTAATTGTAATACGCAAGACAAGTTATCAATTCTACCATCTGAAAATAACTCTAAGTTTTCTTCATTTTTAGAGTTTCCAGAATGGTAACTGTATTTTGATAGTTTATCTGCTTGTTTTTGAGTATTTGCAAAAATAATACACTTACTACCTAGATTAGGTAGCAATGATTTTACATACTCTTCTTTAGTTGTGTATTCCATTAAAGCTCTCATTCTCATGATTGCTGCAAGTTGTTTAGCTTTTAATGATTCTGCTTCACCACAACGTTCAGTAACATAATCATAATCTTTTTTCTCTGAAGTCCACCAATGACCACCTTGCTTTTTATTTTTCTTTAATGTCAACAACTTTGACAGTTCTAATTCATGTACTACTATCTGATAATCATTTAGTATTTTTGAGTCAGTTGCTTCATCAATGGTAAAAGTGTATTTAATTGGACAGTACTTATTTACCATTTTTCCTTTTTCAGAATCATTGTATTTAGGTGGTGTTCCAGTTAAACCTAAGATTTTACCTTTAAAGTTAGATAAAAATTCAGAATGTGTTTCTAATAAATTATGACATTCATCTAAATATACTATATCATACTCATTAGGATTCTGTTTCCCTATTGAAAGATATGTGGTAAATGTTAAATGATCTGTAAGTTTTTCTATATCAAGTTTCTGCAGTTCTTCTAACCAAGATTCTTTAATAGATAACTTTGGTATAACTACCAATGCTTTTATAAAAGGATTGTAACTTTTTTGTAAATGCTGGATAGCAATTCTTGTTTTACCTACTCCCATACTTATGGCCAAGCCACATCTCTTGTGATTTAATGCAATCTTTAATGCATCTTCTTGTACTGACTGTCTATTCATTTGGCTTTTTTACATTTATTAATATTTTATCTAGTGAATGCATAACATTACTTAATATTTCATTTTCCATTTCCTGAAAGTGATTATAAAGTTTATTATCAAATTTTATTCTAAGATTGTAAAATTGTTTTCCTGTAATAAATATGTCATAACCATAGACATGATTTACAAGTTGTATTCTGTTAGTATCAATAACTATAAAGTAGTCATTGTATTTGATATATCTTTTTCCTGTAATAGGACATAGTGATAGCACACTCTTTTCATTTTTAAGAACAATTAATGCTATTGATAATGCCTTCTTTTCATTTTCAGATAATTCTATATCTTTCATGTCAGGATTTAAAATATTTTTTTTATACCAAATATACATTTTTAAATACATACGTTTAAGTTTGTGTTTAATTAGCTGGGGTAATTTCATAAGTTTTTGTTTAAAGTTTTTTAATAAGCTCAATTAATTTTTGAATAATAATACCTCTATCAATTTCATCTTCTATAACAGGAACACATTTTTGTTCATCACCAAATACTGGTGCATTTTTATCATAAACATAGGCTTCTAAAACAAGCTTAAGAATTTCAATTTTTGCTATAATTATTTCATTGTCAATTCTCTTATTTTCTTTTTCTAATGCCTCTTTTTCAATAGTAGCTTTAGTTTTTACAGATTGTTTTTCCATAATTAATGTTTTAATGTTTAAGTAAATATACGTTTATTATGCATTTTTCACAAAAAAGTGGCATTTGCACCCATTTTTCACCAAAAAAACCTATTTTTCTCTAATAATTTTAAATATTTCATAAGCTTCTTCTTCTGCCCAAGTTATTATTTCTTCTTCTTTATTTGCATCATAATTATGCATAAAAAAAGACTGATGCATCATTTCATGCATTATTAAACCCATTGTCTCAACATCATTATTGCATCTATTAAGATTAATGAAAACAAATCTGTCATCATTTTCATAATAAACTCCAGATTCTTTTGGTACATAGTTAGATAATCCTGCTATATAAGCATTTTGAGGGGTATTGATATGTACTTGGCATTCTGTAATAGATAAGCCATGCATTTCTGTGACATTATAATAAGTAAATATATCACAAGGATTGTAACTTAATAAAAGTATATAACCTGCTCTAATTATTGTAACCATTTTTATTTGTTTTTAAAAGTTTCATATATGATAGTTTTCTGCATGCAATTTTTAGAAAAATTCATGCACTTTTTGTGATTCAAACAGGATTTGAACCTGTAACCTACGTCTTAGAAGGGCGTTGCTCTATCCAGTTGAGCTATTGAACCATAATACAAATATAAAGTTTAATTACTTTGTATCAGTGTTCTTAAGTTTAAATTCTTTTAGTTTATCAATGACATGTTTTTCAGAGCAGCCTAATGCTTCAGCAGCTTCTCTGGTTGTTTTATATTTTAATACAGCTTTTTTAATAAGAATATTTTTGTTTTCTTCTAAATTTAATGATTCACTCATTTGATTTAATTTAGTGTCTGCTATCTGAAAAACCAAGTTCAATGGCATCAGCAGGATTAGTTTCTATCCAGGTATGACAATTTCTGCATACTGGTAACCAGGTGGTTGTATCTAAATGATATTTTCCCCTACCTTTTTTGTGATGAACATCTGTTGCATGCAAAGAACACTTATGGATCTTTGCATGGCATACAGGATGTTCTGTTAAATAAACTTTACGTATTTTTGAATACTCAGAGTTAGCCTTTGAAAGCTTGGCTGATACTTTTTTGATTGTCATTTGCTTTCAATGTAAAAAAATTCTTTGGCAATAGGCCTTTAGACATAAATCTTAAAATTACATCTTCATAAGCAATGCCTAATTCTTTTAATGTCAAAGTGTTGTTGTAATCTTCCATTATTTCATCATCTGGTATAGAAAGTATATATTCTATTGTTGGACCATGAAATGTTTTACGGAAGTAATCATTAACTCTTTTACTACAAATAGTTTGTTTCCAGGCATTTATCTCTCTTTGAGATCTTCTCCATACTTTGGATATTCTTCTTTTTTTATCCCAGTGTAGAGTTTCAACCTCCTCTTTAGTATACACATTAAGGCCGTGTAATACTCTCTTAAACAAGAAGTGTTGATAGGAATTTAACTTATTGTAACTTAAGTCATTAATAATTGATGGTGGATGTAATTGGTATTCTTCCAATAATCCATAGTACTGATACCGTGATTCACGGAGACTCATGATTCTTATAGATTCATTTGTCTGAATTTGAGTTAATTGTTCTTGAGATAGCATACATGTTTTTTTTGTTATAAGTTTTTTAGATGTGTTACACAATATATAAATATAAAAGGCTAAGGCATCATAACCATTATCCTAGCCATTATTTAATTTCCTTTGATGGAAAACCTTTTATATTATATTGAGATTTTAATTAAAGTTCAAAAGTCTCTTCTTCTACAAGATCTAACTCTTCAGTTGATTCTGTAGTTTCTATTTCATCAGATGAAACTTCTTCTTCTATTGCATCAATACCAAATGACTTTGCAGATGTTGCTTTGTCAACTTTAACTGATTTGTTTGCTAAATTGAAAGATGAACCTCCATTAGCTTCTTTGATATCTTGACCATTAGTGTGTGCAATTAATACATCTTCTGCAGTGTTGTCACTTACATAAAATGTTTTTCTGTAAATAGGTTGACCATCTTGACAGCATATAATACCAGTATCACCTGCATATTTATAGTCTCTGTCTGGATCTGTATTATTAAAAGGCTCTAATGATTCTTTAACTACAATTTTACCAGGTAATGATGTAATGTTTTCAAGACCTAAACTTTGTAAATCTTCTAGTTTACCATGTAATAATGTACTTAATACTGATTTTTTAACCCAACCTGTGTTGCCAAAGGTTACTCTTTCTTGTTGTAGTCTAACGTGACCAAATTCTGAATTTGTGCTTGATTGACGGATAACATTTCCCATGTCATCAGCAATGATGTTTACTTTAGTTTGCATTTTTTTTTTGATTTTAAATTGTAAATAATAAATGATTTGATGTATCTTAAGATTAGATATCATCTGGATGAAAATCTGGGTCTTCCCTTTTTTCATCATCTTCTATTTCATATAATTCCGGCTCATGTTCTATGATTAATTCATCAATAAATTCTTCAAAAGAATCATCATCAATGTATAAGGGAATTGTAACTGGTTTTGAAAATGAATTATAAAATGGGTTACTCACTTCTTTGGTATAACCTGCACTAAGACCATTTAAGTCTCTAACTTCATCATCAGATAAAGATAGATATTGCTCTATTGAGCACTCAATTATACGTCCATTTGGCAATTGTATTATCATTTACTGTTCATTTACTTAAAGTAGACCAACAAATGTATAATAATTAAATTGTTATTGACAATATAATTTTTCTTATTTTCTCTTAGTGCAAAATATAAAAAGCATATATATAGCTAACCTTTATTTTATTGTTAGCTTTCTACCTACTCTTTTTATGTAATTACATGTTTTAAGTTCCTTAATCAATCTATTAGTAGATGATTGACTTATATTTAAGTCATCTGATAGTGTGGAGATTGATGGCCAACATGTTCTTTCTTTATTTGCATAACAAGCAAGCATTGAATATAGTGCTTTTGCTTGCACGGATAAATTTGGATCTGAAATTACTTCATATGCAACTATTCCAAATCTAGTTGATTTCTTGAACATGATCTCTCATGATTGATAAAAGTGCTACGTTATGATCTGCTTCATTAGAAAGATTGTCATTTTTAAAAGCATACTTTTCATTCATATATTTCCCAAAGCTTGGTATTTTACCATTTGGTACTGCTTCAATTGATTGTTTTAATATTAACCAAGTTTTTAATTCTGTTTTTAATAAATGCATTGAGATTTTTGACATAATTAAATAAGTTCTAGGGTTAATTGATTTTCAACTGGTTCTTTTACAACAGGTTTAAAGTAAGGAATGTCTAATTTGTTTATTTTAGTTAATTCCATTGGACTTAAATTTACTTCATGTTCTGTAATTTGTAAATAAGAATCATGATAATATAATTTTACTTTAAGATTAGTGTATAAAGGATTGTAATTTTCAGGTGACCATGATGAGTCACCAACTACATAACCAAATACATTACCATCTCCATCACATAAACCCATATCACATAATACGTCTGGCTCATAATGCTTTGATATATCATACTTTATAGGTTTCACTTTAAAGTGATCACCTTTGTCTAATGGTTGATAATGATCTTCACTTAAAGTTAAATGAATTATATGCTCTATTGAGTGTTCTGGTAAGTCATTAAATAATATTTGCCCAATTACTTCTTTATTTGCAGCATTTTTAATGCTATCTAAGTTTATTAAACCAATAAATACTTTATTCAGTAAGTCTTTTGATATTCTATAAGTTTCCATTTTTGATTTTTAATTTGAATAAAGCAACCCAACATACAAAACAAGGTATGAACAGAAAAATATGCTGAGTCACTGTTATTCAATGATTTTACAAGGCCTAACTACTAGTATAATAACATAGTATATTACTGGTACTGTTAGTGTGTCACCTGTGATAGTTTTTAAAATTTGTTATCTGATTTATAATAATTACCTTCTGGTTTATTTTTTTCACATAACCCCTTGCAATTGAAATCTATACCTATAAAACCTATCAACATTTGAATAGATTTTGAATTATCATACCCTATAAAGATACCAAGTGCTGGTACTATAGATATATGTAATCTATTTAAGATTGTGGTTTTACTCATATGATAGGAGTAAAATAAGGCATTGTATAATACAAATAACAAGGCAAGATGCCAAAGTATTATGTATGGTACATTTAAATTGAATAGTTCTTTTATGTTGTATACATAGAAGAAGAGTGCTAATGCTGGTATAGCAATAACAACTGAAAATTTGATTGATTTTTTAAGAATTTGTTTCATGATTTTTGTTTTTAAGTTAAAGTTAAACCTACCGTAACCTGGGTTACAGTAGGTATTGATTAGTTAAAGTTAGAGTAATACTCCATGTAATCTTCAGTATCATTATTATGATGGATTTCTACCAGATTATGATCTTCTGCTAGTTCTCTTAGATGGTCATCAGCAATAACAGCATCTTCAATTTCTTCAATTGATGGTGTTTGTAATTGATTGTGATCTAATTTGAGATGCTTATGTCCAGTAAAGAAATTCACTTGAGGTGAGTTTTCATCTGTGTAAAGCATAATTCCAATTTTTGATTTGTACTGAGTGAATACTTCAGGTTTTAAGATAATTACGTTCATATTATTGTTTTTTAAGGGTTTCTTGATCTAAATCTTGATAAGGATCTGGTAAGTATAACTTGTTGTGATACCATATACAAAAAGGTTTTCCTAATGTATCAGTAACAATTCTACAAGTATCTATTTTTACAATGTGATTGTATTCAGGTTGACTGACTACAATTCTGTTGTATTGTCCTTTAACTATATCAATTATGATATACATAAATAACAATACAACAGCAGTAATTGCTAAATTAATTTTCATTTATGTATCTTTTATCAAGATCATGACCTACAATTACTGAAGGTATCCATCCAAAGATTAACATAAACATTATTGTACCACCATTAGTAGCACAAGTTCTAAAGTCTGTTACACTAGATAACATATAAGCAATTGTGGCTATTGAAAGCCAAGTTAAAAGGAATGTAACTGTACACCCTACCATAATTTTTGTTGATTTCATACTGTTTTTTTTTAAATGATTAAATAAATGCAGGACTTTCACCTGCTATGTTTTTTAATACTCTGTACCTGAATTTTCTAATGCATTCAAGTCATTCTCATTTTGCCTATCTTCTGCTGTGTATCCAGCTGAATCTACTTCAGGTCCATTATCAATAATAACTTCAGTAACAATTTCACCATCAATTAGTCTTGATACAGAACAATATTCTATCTCCACATCAACTTCATTAGCTGTTTTAAAGTTATTATATTGTTCTTCATTTTCTAATGAACCACATTGAGTCCCAATACTATGATATACTTTTAATCTATAAGCACCATAAGGGTTTTTAAGTTCATCAATTTTCCAATCTTCCTGTAGTAATTCAGATAAATCTTTATCTCTATTAACAATAGTTACTGATTTATGATAACCACAATTGTGACAGTTAACATATTCTTCACCTGTTTTATAGTAAAAGTCACACCATGCTTCTAATTTGCAATTTGGACATTCAATATAATCTATTACACTTCCCATAATTTATAAGTTTAAGTTTTAATTTTTGTTCTTAAAGGTAACTCACTGACTTCTTTCATCAGTCTAGTTACATCTTCAGGTGTTAAATATCCTTCTACATTATTAGTAACAGGTGTATCATATACAAGATCTGAATATTCTGCATTAGGTGCCATGTATATAACAGCTAATTCATATAGTCCTTGTTTACCACCATAAGTATAAGGACCACGTATTACAGATACACCATAATGATTGTCAAAAATATGATGAGATGATTCTCCTGTAAATTCATCTATCTCAAATTCCAAGTCTTCAAATGTCATAACAAATTATTTTTTAAAAATTGATAGATCAACCTTATCATCCAAGGTTTCATCATAAGTAAACACTCCAGTTTCAAGATACTGGATTATCTCTGATTTGTAAGCATACTCTATTCCAACAGTAGGAATAGAATATATAATTCTACCATCAACATCATTAGTAGGTACAATAATACCTGAATGTACTTGAAGTATGAACATAATTTTTGCAATAAATAAATACATAATATATAGTTTTAGTTGGTTACAATTTGATTTCACTCTGCACTCAGTTGTAATATAAGTTTCATTCAGGTTAAAGAGATGATTATCAGTCTTCTCTACTCAAAACCCTACGTGACATCTTTCTAGTGATAAAATCTAGTAGTGTTGCGTACATACATTACAACTGTCTACCCTTGTGAAGTAGAATTGGTGCATTAAAATCTGAAAGGATGAGTATTTGACCTTTCATGTTGTTATCATTAAGAGTTTCCCCTATATATACACACTTATATTTCTACAAGTAAACAACATGCTCAATGATTTATAGTATCATCATACTTTTACATACCAGTGCCATAAGTTTCTTTTCATACCAACTTCCTTGCGAGATACACAGGTTGCAGCCTGTTAGCTAGATATTAATCAGTCCCTTTACATAAACCTTGCGGGTCTTCTGTACCTACATATTGCAGTAGGATAAGAGCATTTTCACTGATAAGTGTTAAAACATTTTTTGCTTTTAGATCATATAGATTTTAGTTAGCGGTTCAGGAAATCATGTGAAGTAGTTTCAACTTTATATAACATAATACCTTTTGAGTACCTTAGTTATAACTCCACATTGCTTTAAGCTGCCAAGCTTACTTACTGTTTGATGTACTACACACTATTTCTAGTAGCATATGAGACATCTCACTAATAACAACTTCCATCTTGGCAAGATGTACTATTGTTACCTATTGCACTTTCTATTGACATTTCTGTCTCAACTTCCTACCTGTTAGAAAGTCTACATCTCTATGCATCAACCGTTAGGCCACTAGCATTCCAAAATGTAGGTAGTTACAATACTCTTCTGTAGACAGGATTACTCCTGCGCAATATGTTACCAACATACCACTTTATACCATCACTGGTTTATCCTTTGGTCACGAGAGCTGACCTGTTGTTTTAGTAACCGTTATAATAGGTTTAACGCACACACCATGAGTATCTAAACTCTGAGGGTAACAACATTGTGTACTTAATAGTCTTTAAGGGTAATAGACCAAACCCTCCCACTTGTCTGTTATGGTGAGCCAACGCCAGCAGCTTACTGGATAGTTGTTTCATTATAGTGTAACAACTCACACTTTTTTTATTACCAAGCTATTTTAAATCCATCAGATCCTGGATCATTTGTCCACGCATATCTTTCATTTAGCTTGTTAATTTGGATTTCTTTTAAAGATTTACCCACAGTTCTAAAAACAACCATATCCTTTTCCCAACTCATACCAGTGTAAGTGATTTCTATTAGGGATTGTGGTTTACCATTTCTATGACTAGAAACATGGTTTATTCTAAGAGCATCACTTATGTTAAGCAATGGATGTAACTTTTGTTCATTAAAATCTGAGTGACTTACTCTAATTTTAAATGTGTTGATTGATGCACCATTTATTAATACGGTCTGCATTCCAAATAGACTAATTGTTTTCATACTTTCTGTTTATTTAATTATTATTGATTTTTACTAGATTACGGGTAATATGGCTCTTATCCTATAGAGAGAGATAACAATTCTATAGGAGAGAGACATAACCATGAGTGAGAGAGTGTAACAATAATTGTAGCTATATATATAATAGAAACATTAATTGTTATTGTAAGTGTGATTAGAGTATAGATATAGGTGAATGAGGTCACCCATATAATAATTGACACACAAATGAATGCAAAATTCCTTGAAGTAAAAAGAAAAGAGGATGATTAGTAACCATCCCCTTTAATTTTAAGCAGTTTACACTGCTTCCACCCAATAGAGTGTTGTTTCTTCCCCTGTTACAAGGTCAACCACTCTATTATCAGACAATTTAAAGCCTGGCATCTCATCTCCTGCATTCAACTTTTTCTGAAGTTGTGCAATAGTTGGATGATTGGCTTTCATCACTGAATTAGTTAGAGGATCAATCAAGCTCAATACACCAAATGTAATATTACTTTGGCTTCTTGTTCCTACACTGATACCTGCTAACGTACCTATCTTACTTACAATAGGTGCAGATGTTACAATAATGGTAGCAGTTCCTGTGCTATCATTTACTCTCAATTTTCTAAAAAATACTGACATAACTTTTTTTATTTAAATTATTATATTGCAAAATTGCAACAATTAGCTGGGGAGCAGAGAGGAGCTGCGCGCAGCGCAGCAGCTGGAGAGCAGAAAGGTATGCATTGTAGCTGTTGGGCAGAACAATTGGTAACAC